CATAAGCCCTTGTCTGTCTTATATATTTAGCATCACCAGGATATTGTATCGTGTATAAGTCACTTCCATTATCTTGTTTTTCTAATGTAAAATATAATGGCCACGGATATACAACATTATCACTATTCAAGTTAGTACTAGACGTTTGTATTGATTTTAATGCATCAACTGAAAAATTTTTGTCTGACGGAATTACAGCTAATAAACGATTTTTATCAGTTCTGACATTCCATGCCTCTTCATGATTTTCATCCATTAGTCTATAAAATGCGTCAGCACCTGCTAAAATAATTGCAAACACATTTCTTATCGTTGGTTTAAATCCTAATCCACCTTCTAACGGATTACTCAATTGTTTACCAATATAATATTGTGTTAATTCATCTTCAATTATTTTTTGTTTAGCACTTAAACTAGTGAACATCACATCTAATTTATCTAAATATGAATTTCTAGAATATGTACCGTCAGCAACTATTTTATCACCAAATACTAAATAGTCAGGAAGTTCTTCAACCCACTCCCCCTTTTCGTTTTTAACTTTAGTGTCTAACAAAGCAATGCGCGCCTCATCTTTAATAAATTTTTCATACTCACCAGGATTAATATTCGAATCGAGTGGTCTATTGTTTCTATAAAAGTATGTATTAGTAACATCTTGTTTATTACTACTCCAAGTATTAAAATCAAGTTTTCTAAGAATATCTTTTATACCTTTTATGGTTACGTTAATTTGATACTCAGCATTTTTATTTTCACCAAACGTGGCGTTGTTTTTTAAATTTGCAACATAAGCATTTATTCTTTCTGATATTTTGGTTTTGAAGTCTTCTCTCGATTGAAAAGTCAATTCTTTTTTAAATGGATAATAAACTTCATCACCCTGAACATAAAAACTATTTCTATCTACAACATTATTAATAGCGTACTCATAAACTTCCTTATTAAGTTTTTTTAAGTTTTCTGAGAAGTCTTCTAAATCATTTAACTTTGTAAAGTCTGTCTTTGCCTTTAAATCATTTTGAAAATCCGTTGTAAATTTTTCAACCTTATATTTAAATTCTTCCAAGGAATATCTCGGAAAGTTTGGTGGTATTAATCCCTTTCTTTCATATATGTCATATACCTCATTTAACTTTTGTCTTCCTTTATATGTGTTAAAAAAACTTTTATTCCCATTAGGTTCTGTAACCGTTATTTGAGTGTTATACATCTTAGGAGCATTTACCGCGTAAGACAAAGGGGTATCAAAAAGTAATGCTGTAAACTTACCAACAAGTTTTAATGAAATATTGTAATTACCTGTGTCAGCATCGAAAGTGGCATTAAAAGACATTAAAGAAAGTCTATATCTAATTGCTTTACCATAATAACCTTTAAGTGTTAAATAAAACAATGGATAAGGGAAATTAAAAAAAGCAGAATATAAAGAATTTTCTCCTTGTTCGAATAAAGACCTTCCTTGTATATCAACCATTTCAATATTGACTTCAGGAACACCTGACGCCTTTATTGCCACTCTAATTGATTTAATCCCTAAAAGTTGTGTATCTTCGTAGTTCCTTACTGAACGTCTAAATACTTGTCTACCGTCTACAGAAGCAACTCGTTCTGCGCTTTGATTAATACCTAAACCATCTCTTGAACCCTCACCCGTTAATTGTTTTGACCAACTTGTATCAAATTCAGTTTTACCTTTCGGTTTTAAGAAATTAACTTTCAAAGCATCATCACCACCAAAAAGAGTTGCAATACTTGTTGTATTTTCTATAGTCGGAAAACCTTCTCCGATTGCTAATTTTGTTCTCGGGATTATAAAAGTTTCTAAATTAGCATAATAGACCAATTCTTCGTGGTCAACAAGACGTTCCTGTTTCTTTCCATCTGAATTATAAACTTCATTTGGGTTTACAACTACGATGTTATCATAATCAGTTTCAATATAAATTTTTTTATTTTGTTTTTGTCTAGCGGCCATAATAAAATATATAGGTATCTAATGCAGATTTGTAGTCTTGTAATGCCGCAGTTAAAGGATAAGGTATAATTAAAATAGTACCATCAGGTATATTTTGTTCTAATCCACCAAAAGATGCATTTGCAGCCAGTATCAACCAACCAAAATATGGTGTACCATACTTTTCAAAACTAATTTTATCCAATCTACTTCTACCTGTTCGATAAAGATATTGTTGGTCTGTAACTCTCGAAGGTATAGATAAAAAAGGTACTACGGTTTGTTGTCCGTTTATTAAAAAATCTTTGTATCTATTATAATAGTCCATTACTTAAATGATTTTTGTAAGTTAAATTTATCCCCTTTTGGACTTTTATTAGAATAAATAATTTTTAAGTCTTCGATGGTTTTTTCTGTTGGTGTTAATTGTGATTCGTACCACATTTTTCTTACTTTACCCTTAAGTGAAGTCTTGTAAGTATTAAATAATGGATTATAAAAAGTTGCCCTATAATCGGATATTTTTTTGTCAACCGTTGTTTTTGAGGATTTGTATATATCAACAAGACCATTACTTCCTGTAAGTGTAGTCATGAGCCAAGTCATCCAATTAGTTTTTGATTCATCACTAATATCAGGTATTGCGTTTAATATTAAGTTTTCAGCAAACTTATTTGGGTCGTCTATAATTTCTTTTCCAAACAACATAAAATATACAACCTTATTTGGTGGTTGTGGTGTACTAAAATACATATCCTGTGTATAGTTTTCACTATAATCATAGTCACCTGTTGGTATCAAACTAAACTCTATTAACTTTTGATTCACGTCATTCAAATCGTTTTTGATTAAAAGTGAATCTTCAATCAATTCTTGTAAAGTATTATTCACACCTGTTAGTGTTGGTTGAGTTACTTCTGTTGTACCAGATAAATTATAAATGATTGTTGAATTATTTTTCTTTATAAACCCATCATTACTGTTAGATACATAATTTATTTTATCAATCAAATTGATGTAATTCAATTCTGTATTTGTTATCTCGTTTGAATAGTTTTGTAGTGAATTCAACATTTTATCTTTTTTAGAATCAATGTCTTTTTTAATTTGTCTTTTAACTTTTCTTATTTCTACATCAGATAAATTCTCATTACCAATACCGACAAGTAGTGGAGTTATTCCATTATCAACATCAGTTTTAGCCTTTGTAGCTAAATTGTCCATTTTTGTTTGAATCTTGTCTGAGTAACCAAAAATAGTTGCAGTATCCGTCATATTACCACCTAAATAATTAAAGTTACCCTCAGTATATTTTCTATCTTTAGTAAAGATTTGTAACCCACCAAATAAAAATTCTTCATTAATTTTTTCTAAAGTTGTTGTTACCTTATCTGCATAATTTTTTGTACCGTCTACTAAATTACTAAAAATATCTTTATATTCAATTGTACCTGTAGTAACGGATGTATCTATGTTTAATACATTTGTTAAAGTTTTACCGATAGTAACACCTCCATTATTTATTTCAGGTCTTGGAGCTGAGGTGTCTACGACACCTACTTGTTCTTCTACTTGGTCTAAAATCTGTCTATCGTATGTTTCTAATTGGTCTAAAGTTTCTGTGGATTCAGCACGTTCGTCATACATTTCAGTATTAGCATAGTAATTAAATGATAATGCATTTTGTAACTTAGCAACAGGTCCTGCTAAACCATGAGCACCAATGAAACTAAAAGATATACTTACTGTTGCTATCATAGGTTGGATACCGATACCTTCAGGATTCAAATCAAATTTACCGTCATCATATTTTAATGATATTTGGTCGATTGCTATTTTAGTATTGAAAAAGTCACCAATTCTAAGAACACAGATAGGAGGTGCCCCAAACGCACTATTTGAAACATCATTATATATTAATTGTTCTTGTCCTTGACCTGTTGTAGAAACGGTAGGTATTGTATCACCAGGTCTCATACATTGTTGTAGGAAAACCAGTCTGGAATTTAATCCTTCAGGTGTAATAGAGTGGAAAGCGGGTTGAAAATATTTTATTTTGGATTTTATTCCGTCATAAATCATAGGATTTGTTCTTTCCAAATATTCAAAATAGTTACATTCTGTTAATAATTTTCTAGCCAAACGTTTAGTTAAGTCTTTATATGTTTGTCTTTCTTGTCTATTTACCACTTGTTCTCTAGTGTTTGGTGGTGTTACAGTATTAGGGTCTGAATCAGGTTGTTGATTAACAAAAGGGTTTGTGGACGTATTTGGTTGTTGTGAAGTGGTGGTGGTTGGTGTTATATTACTCTGACCAATAATAGTAAAGTCTTGACCTGCGGTCTCTTGATTAACTTGTGTATTACTTGGTTGTTGTTCACCATTTTCATTTTCTGAATTATTTTTTGTTACTTCAACATTAAATATTTTAGTTCTTCTACATGCCATGGCGTTTACTGAAACGGTACCCTCAGCACTATTAGTCTTAAATGGTTTATTACAGTTAATTGATTTATAATATAAATCATCAATAATTGCATCTTCACCTGATGGTGTTGCAGATGTGATAACTAATTTTCCTTGTTCTATAAATTTATCAAATTTAACACCATCATAAGATTGTTTTTTAACCCATTTAATAACCGAGTCTAATCTTCTTTTTGAAAGGTGTAAATTATAACTATTATCACTTACCGCAGATGCACTAGACCCTAAACTAAATTTAATTGTATTTCCGTCGGCCATTAATGGACCTATAGTCTCGATGAACTTTTTAGCTTCATCAAATTCAGATTTGACGAATTTGAAAAATTCAGAAATCTCACTTTTTCTTGTATCAATAAAACTATCAAGATATTTGTCTTGTGCCGCCTTATCTAAACCTAAAACAAAATTTGTAACATCTGTTTTTTGTGCATCACCATATTGTATAATTTTATCTAATGCTTTTTGATATTCTTGGTTTTCGCAACCACCATTTAAGTAACAACTTTCAGAATTAATATATTTGTTATACCATAATTCAAAATCTTCGTTGTCCCCCACAGTATCCACTCTAGTATTTTTACCTATTGGATAATCGTTATCAAAGTAAAAACCAATATCAGGGAATGAAATATTTGTGGGTTTTGGTGTTTCATTAGGTGTTGTTTGTGTCTGTCCGCTAGCAGGATTAAGTTCACAATCTTGTCCTGTTGGTGTTACAATATTTGATGGGTCGGGGGTTACTATATTTGGTGTGGTTCCTCGTTTAACACATATATCCCCCTTGTCACCAGCACTTAAAGTTAATATTTGTTGGTTACCACTACAAGCGGTATACTCCAAATTGGTATTTAAACCAATTTCATAATGAAATACAACACAATCTGAAGCCCTTGGAGTTGTTTCAGTTTGACCTCCGATATCTATATTTTGTTGAACTGTGGTATAACTATTTTGTTCTACAACCGTTACTAAATCTTCTTGTGTAAGAATTTGAGCTTGGAATATATCACTTGGTGTAAAATTAGGAAACTTAGATACTAAATCCCATAAATCATATTTAGTACATCCAGCAAAAAATGAATCAATAATTTGAGTTATTTCGTTACTATCACTGATATCTTTCAATTCCTCATCAACCAATAAGTTTAGTATTGATGGGTGGTCAACTATTATCTTAAAGGATACGTTACCCTTTCTTGATGTATTAGTATATGTATATATTGGTTCTGTACGACCTAAAAAGTTATTATCTTGCCATTGAGTTGATATACTTTCATCAAATGATAACTCATAAGGGGGGAACCACATAATTCTACCTCCATTTGGTCCTTTTTCACATGCCGGTAAATCATCATAAGTGTAACCTTTTTTATTTGAACTACCCCAAGCTAAGTTCTCAAGAGAGAACATATATTTTTTAACCCTTCCATCTCTCAAACTACTACCTTCAACAGGTGCAATATTTAAGTTATACGTACTATCTAATACTGATGAAGTAAACTTTCTAATATTACCATCCGTTTTTTGTAACTCATCAAATGTATAATATGGTCTATCTTTTGTGAAAACTCTACAATATTCTAAACCTTGGACTTGTCCTCCACCTGTTGAGTTTTTAGTTGTCCATCTTAATGTTTTAGAACCCTTAGTAATTTCTTGGTACCCATCATTGAATACTTTGGTAATTTGATTAATTGCATTACCTACGTGTTCTTTTGGGTTTTGAACGGACTTTCTTTGTCCCGCATCTATTAACTTTTGTGTTACATCTAAGATTGAACCTGGTGTAAAATTGTATCTTGTGGACTCACTTTTTCCAAAGTCAGTAAGTTGTCCAAACTTAAATTCACTAGTGTCTTCAAATTGTTCACCACCTCTCCCCTGTAATGCGCCGGGTTTAGGGTTATTTACATCATTTGATTCCTTATTTCCAATCCATGTAAACCCACCAAATACACTACTACCTATAAGTATACACCCATCTTTTGTGCTACCAGCACTATAAAAGTTTCTACTGTTTATACCAAATAGTGTACCATCAAGTTGGTCCGTCTCATAAAGTTTACCCATATTTGAATAAGATTGTACAGGTCCAATAGATGAACCAGTTCTATCTTTATTTTGAGGTAGTTCTGCGGCAGGTGATAATAATTCTGCAAGATGATTTTTTCTTTCACCAATATAAAATACACCTTTTGGTGCAGTTAGGTTAGTACCGATTTTATAATTTGGTCTATACTGATTGTATTTTAATTGGTCATATAATAATTTTCTAGTAGGAATTGATGTATATTCTAACATCAACTCAGAAGATGATTGATTTGCTCCTTGTAATGCACTGAATAAAGAACCAATAGCACCTCCTATTAAAGATAAAGGATTTACAAAAGGTCCGTTAATTATACGGTCAGGATAATCAAAATACTCACCAGGTATATAAGAATAAGGTGAATATAATCCCGCTAACTTAGCTGCAAAATTAATTCCCTGACCAAATAAGAAGTCAGGTGTTGTAATATTATAAACTCTTGATACGATAGGAATGTTCCCCGTAAGTAATCCAATCGCATCAAAAGGGTCTGTGTTTGGTTTTGCGGAAATTTCACCCGTAACTGGGTCTACGTTTGAATTAAATATATTTACTTGACCTAATGTTTGTTGGTAAAGTTCTAAAGCTACTCTGTGTTTAAATTCTTTGTTCAAACTTTTAGCACCAATCATTGCTAAATCAGAATCCTCAGACAAAGAACCCTCAGAACCTGACGGGTCATCCTCTAATAAAATACTATAAGGAGTGTAAGTTGATGGTAAAAATATAAACGTATTATCAGAATTAGCGTATGGTAATTGTAATGCCGCTAATTGAAATGTTTTAAAATCTGTAGGGTCATAAAATCCTTCTCCGGTTGCATATCTATTAGATAGATACGCTTCAGTTTCTTTAACACCACCCACTAATTCTAATAAAGAACCGTCCGAATCAGTAACATCATAGTTACCTTGTGGTATTGTTAGACTTTTTAATTTTCTATAAGGCTCAACTTCGGTTTCACTTTGACCTTGTTCAGGTCCCCATTGATTTTGTAAAAAATTTGGTTTTCTTGTGTCTTGACCTACAATTTGTAATTCACTATCTACAGTATCAGGATAACCATACTCACCTTCGTTTGAATTTGTTTGTAAATTGTTGTTTATTGATACTTCAGTTGTTGGTAAATTTTCAGGTCCGTATTGATTTATAGCAATTAATACCGGTCTATCGGTTTCACCCTTTATTTCTAATGGACTATCAATCGTATCAGGAAAACCATATTCACCTTCATTAGCGTTAGTTTGAAAATTATTATTTATTGAAACTTCAACATTTGATAATGTTTGTGGTCCATATTGATTATTAGTAATTAATGTTGGTCTATCTGCGTTTGCTGTAGTTTCTAAACTACTTCCGACTGTGTCTTGTACTGTATATTCACCTTCACCGATAGTTGTGATTACTTTATCATTGTTTATGTACCATGCGGTAGAACCAAAATCAGATAATCCGTTTTCAGGTCTATAAACATTTTTTATAATAATTTGTTTTTCAGTATTATTACCGATAGTTTCTAAATCACTTCCAATAGTATCAGGATAACCATATTCACCTTCGTTTGTCTTATAATTTTGGTTATCATTTATTGTTACAGTATTACCATAATCTTTATTTGGTTTTTGTGGTCCGTATTGATTTATGGGTAATAATAATTTTTCTTGTTTGTCTCCAATTTGTTCAACGCTAGGTGAGTCTACAGTGCTGAAGTCATTAAAAGTAAATTCTGACGAACCAGGTTTACTTTCATTAGAAAAAGCATTATCAACTTTATATGGTGGAAGATTTCGCACCAAAAGCTTTTTTCTAAAATTTTCACTTGAATTAAATGATAGTGGACTCTCCATTCAGTCTTTTTATGATAAATAGATTGTTTTATATTTTTTTAGGAAATAACACCTTGTTGTCTTTTATACTGGTTTAATTTGTATAAAACTGTGTCCATAATTTCTTTTTGTACCTCGGGTTTTTTAAACATGTTAGTAATAAGATTATTGTCACCACTAATACTACCATTCAAGTTTATATTAATGTCAATACTTCCTCCAACATTTCCACCTACGTTTGATAATGCACTTCCTAAGTTGGTTCCAACAGCAACTTCATCACCGACAATTCCTTGATATATTTTACCTTTGGATAGAATCGTAGGGGCGGTGCCACTGTTTGGAAAAAACGCATCATTTATCGTACTAATATTTTCAAGAGACCTTTTTAACCCTTCAGTTCCCGTTTCTAAGGTTGTAGCACCAGCCGTTGCAACACCTTTTTCTAGTCTAGTACCTTCTGTTAATTCTTTTTGTGATAATGTCGATACATCACTAGTCAATTTTTTATAGGCATCCGCGGTTATTTTGTTTGTTTCTTCTATGTCTTTTATTAATTTTTCTTGTTCCTTATCACTCAAACTTAAAACAATTGCTTTTTCTATTTGTTGTAATGAGGATAATTGTTTTTCTTCAAGATTCATTTGACTGATTGCAATTTCTTCAGCTGTTTTTTTGGAATCAATTTCGTACTTATCGAGTGCGTCTTTAAAGTTTTGGTCTTTCATTAATTCAGTCAAGTCTTTTGTTCCTTCATCAAAACCAGGAATATCAACCCTGACTTTACCATCTTTATCAATTTGGGCTAAACTCGATAAAACTCCTTGTTGTGCTTCATCAAGATTTGATAAATCTACCGATTTACTAATAAAGTCTAATTTTGCCATCTCTCGACCAGACTCTAACATGTCGTCCAAATTGGCACCTGTCAGTTCTGCTTGTTGTCTTAATCTATATAAATCTTGTGTTGATGCGTCAAATGTTCCGGTAGCCTTATTAAACTTAAATGCTGATGCCGTAGATTTTGCAAGTTCATCTTGAAGACCAGCCATGTCACTTTGAGCCATATATAATAATTGGAACGGGTCTCCTAATTTACCAATCGCTCCTCCTAACATTTGAAATCCTGCTGCTGCTTCTATCGCACCTTCAGGGTCTAAAATTTTTTGTTGTAAACCTTTAGCTCCGATACTTTCAATTGAAGTTCTTAACATTGCCGCTTGTTTGGCCATGGTTTTTAATCCTTCTATACCATTTTTGAATCCAAATCCACCGGCCATTTTTAATCCGCCCTGTACCGCTTTCATATATGCCGCAGTATTAACACCCGCTCTTCTTGCTTCGTCGGCAATACCTCTCATAGTTTGTAATGCCTCCTCTTGAGTACCTCCCATCCTTACAAGGTCTGTAACCATTTTTGTTACTTCCTTATTTGTTAAACCAAAAGCCTTTCCTGTTGCAATTATGTCTTTTAAAAACACCGCAGATGGATTTACCATTCTACCCATACCTTCAGCTAATCCGGCAGCAGCTTCTTGGACATCTTTCATCGAACCTCCGAATTTCAAACTTAGTGATAATGCATCACTTAGAGTTCTTCTAAATTCACCTGCTCTATCCGACCCCTTTCCCGTAAAGTCGGCAATACCACCCATACTTCGCAAAATATTTTTTGCAGCAGTATCGATACCAACCATTTGTTTTTGTTGGTTTTGTACAATATCTGTTAATCCTGCAAGACCTTCAGTAACATTTGCAACGTAATCAGAAAATGCGGTTTCCATTCCTTTAAGGAACCCCGCTTCACCACCAAAAGATTTAAACTTAGATGAACCACCACCTTCTATTTCTGCGTCAAAAAATAACATGTTTTTATTTTATAAATAGAATGGACCTTATTTTTTATACATTTCAACAATTTTAGAAATGAAATATTTTCTTTCAAATGTTGGCATAACTAATAAATCCTTATAGGTAAAATTTAATTCTCTTGAGATTAAAAAGAATTCATCCATTACATTTTTTCTATATTCCGAAGAAAGGACGAAAAAATTCAGCCCCAAAAGTCACATCAATAGTAACTTTTTCTCCTGACGGGGCCATAATTGTTTTTAATAAATCTAATTCAGGTTCACACCTTCTTAAAAATTTTCTTAATTCTTTAGAGTCCATTATTGGTAATTGGTTCACAAATTTCGAAATCTGTTCTCTATTTGTTTCACCATCAACACTAACAATAGATTTTTCCAATCTTCTTGTTACCACAGGTGCAACCATTTTTTCAGGATATTGCTCCTTCATTTTATCGATTTCTCTTTCATCACCTAAATTTAATAAACGTAACTTTACCTTCTTTTTTGTTTTAGGAAGTACGAATTCAAAAAGACCTTCTTCGTTAGGTTGTATTTCAGACTCTTTTATATTAATGTTATCTAACATAATTGTAGTTTCAAATAAAGAATCAGTTTTAGGGTCTCTAATCTTGAAATCGTATTCACTACCAAAAGAAGTGTTTCTTAAAAATATCAAAATAGCCTGAACGTCAACATTAAGTAATTGGTTGATGTCAAATCCAGGTTCATATATTTTATTTTTAAGTAATGTATGTATAATACCATCATTTATAATATTTGGGGATGCCAAATAGTTTTCATCCATAGCGGTTAAATAACCAACCTTTAAACTTTCCTTTTTTGGTTTATAGAAAACACCTTTAGTTGGTAATGTAACTAAATCGTGTGGTAGATTGAAATCCATCTGTCCGTATTGTGCACTTTGGTCCATAATTTTTTCTTTAAAAATAACTTGACTTTAGTTTATGTAAATAAAAAATCCCACCTAAAATAGATGGGATTGGATAATATTTTATTTTGTTTTTAGTATACTAAGATACATCTATCAGGTCTTAATGTTGCTTTAACTGTAATTAAACCATCTTCACCGTAACCTAATGAATCAAAGTCAACATTTGTTAAGAATGTTCCTTGTAAAATCCATTTTTCAACTGCCACACCTGTTGGGTCCAACATTTCAAGGTCAATGTCTTTTTTATAACCCGCAGCATAACCCATACGACCTGTAACTGATTCAGCATGTAAACGAACCCATTCCATAAGAGCTTGTGATGCTGAAGGACCGATTGGGTCACGGAATGTAACGTCAATTGAACCCCATTTGAATTGACCTGCAACATATGTTTCAGTATTCAAGAACGGAATTGGAACTTCTTTAATTTCAATTTTTGGTCTTGAAGCACTTTCAACATACCAAGAGTTAATCCCCAAAGAAGATGGGAAAGTTATGATGAACCTGTTTTTTCTTTTTGGTTCATACTGAAAGGGCATTTTCATTAACAAATCAGCCATGTCTATCTATTTTTTTGTTTCTTTTATTTTTATTATAAATATATCCAACTAAATTTTTTTCTATTTACTTTGTTATTTTTAAAAATTATCGTTGCATTATAAGTATTTCTAGATTTCCTTTTTTTCTCCTCCTTTAGTTAAATAAGTTTTTACTAGTTTTTCAGTATCTTCATCATCTAAAAATTCTTTCATCTTATCTATATTTCTAGGGTCATCATCAGAAAAACCAATAATAGGTAGTATTTCATTGTTTTCTACATCATTTTTGAAGAATGCTTTTTCACCTATTTCTTGAGCCATATCTTTACAATAAGAAATAAACTCTCTCATTGCTTTGATTTTCCCCTCTTCAGGATTAGTTGCGGACCCCTCACCGAAAGACACGGGATAAAATCTACAAAGGTCCAAATACTCACGTAATTCTTTTGGTGTTAAAGCTTTTGTCTTTTTTTCACCTGTCACTTCATTACCGATATTTCTATATTTATAAAGGTTTTCTGCTAGTGTTCTACTATTAAGACCATTCTTATTAGCCATTATAAGATTATAAACACCCTCTTTTAATGTATTTGGGTTGTGACCTCTTGCTGTGATGATTGCAAATATAGACCCACCATTGATACACTCAACAAAATCATTCCAAGATGGACCAACAGATGCCACCATTGCATCCAATACGAATCTCTTATCACCTTTAACTCCAAAATTTCTAAATGGGTCTGGTGCAAAATCAACAACAGTCGTACCTTTATAACTAAATGGTTCTTTTCCGATTTGGTGTCTGTGTTCTGCAAAGTCCTCTGTAGACATCGGAACCTCATCGTCGTTTTCACTTAAAACAATGATTGACGTAGGCATAAACATTATATTATCATCCCAATCAAAAGCATAATACTTTGTATCAGGATTACCTTCTTCCGTAAAACCTTCGTTAAGTTTGTTTTTTACAAATTCTCTTACGTACTTATTGATATTCATTATTTTTTAAGTTTTTCTAAAAGTCTTTCTAATTGTGCTTCAGTAATTACAATATTTTGTTTTTTTTCTGAAAACGTTTTTTTACCTTCAGTTTTATAACCTAAAGATTCTTTGATTAATTTTTTTTCTATTTTCATAGTTTTATGTATTAAATAATTTATGGGGGATATTTCTACCCCCCACTCATTTTATTTTTTTAGATATCGTCGAAAGATGCGCCTGTTGGTGTGATGACAAACTCGATGTCGATATATTCTAACGCTCTTGTTGGTTTCAAGAAGATTTTACCTGTTAATGTATTTGAATCTAAATCTTCAGGTGTGTTAGATACTTGAACTCTAAAATCAATCAAACCTCTATCTCTTCTAATTTGGTCTAAGATTGGGTTAACTGAATCCAAGAAGTCTTGTCTTACTTTGTTATCGTTTTGTTCGAACAATAATCTTACTGCTACCGCTGAAATCAATTTACGAGCTTGTAGTAACAATCTTCTTACATTGATTCTGTCAAGTGCAGATTCTCTGATTTGAAGAGTTTTGTTACCCCAAATTACCGTACCAACATCAGAGAAAGTTGCAATTGGATTGATTCTACCTTTATATAATGTATCTCTATCGTCTTGTGTCAACTTACGTCTTGCTCTAATAGCATTTACTAAACCTCTTGTGTAACCCGCTGAAGCGAACCAAGGGAATGCGATGTTATCAGTCAATGCTAAGTTTCTTACAACCTCAGAAGTTGCAGGAATATAGATTTGAGTGTTATTAACAGTATCTCTTGTTAAAATCCAAGGGTAATATGTTGCGGTATAGTTAGAGTCGATACCTGTGTTCTCTAAATTATCTACCGCCTCTTGAGGGTAAATCAAACCTTCTGTTATATCTTGGTAAGATGGTAAGAACATATTGAAGTCAGGAGTTGTAGTAATATAGATTGAATCTGCTCTATCTGTTTCAATCATATCAATTGAATCTTCCACTAAGTTTGAGTTATTAACATAGTCAATACCTGGTGTTGCAAACACGTTGATGTTTGTTGATTCAGGATTTGCAAATGTTGATTGTCCCCATTTGTAAGCGTAGTAGTCAGTATTCGCCCAAGTTTCTTGGTTAGGTCCTGAAATTTGTTTGAATGCTCCCCATCCTGATGCTGTAGGGTAAGTTACTGAACTTGCCGCTCCGTATTTAAATCCTGTTTGACCTAATGCGAATGTATCAGTGTTAGTTCTTGATTCTCTATAAATGTCCCAACCATCAAAACCTCCGTAAGCCATTACTGTATACTTACGTGTGTTTAATCTGTAATAAGGATTATCGGTATCAACTGGTTCAGAATTAAATGACCCAACACCCACTTCAAATGCCGATTGACCTGAAGTTGCATATGAGTTAGCGATAGTCACAACTGTTGCACCACTATCCATGTGGAACCCTTTAGTTAAGTAACCCCAAGCTGGTCCCGTAGTGTCTGTAGCCAAACTGTTTGGTAATTGTTTTCCTTTATATTGGAAGAAGTCGTAATCAAAACCACTAATATTAGAAATACCTAAGTAAGCTCTTCTTGGATTTTCCCCACTTGAAATAACAGGGTTGTCTCCACCACTTGTCGAACCAAAAGGTGGGTTGTAAATTGTTTCACCCGCTGAATAGTATTTAGTTTTGTAAGGAACAAATGGTGGTGTTGCGTTTGCATATTCCCTCATTACGTATCCCTCAAATCCACAAGGTAATGCGTCAATTGGAGCTTCATCACTCATCTCTAACATTACATATTTAGATTTTACTTGGTATTCACCGTTTGACGTACCAATTTTATTTGCTACGTAGTTGTTATTAGTTGGGTCCAATGAACAGTTTGTAAAACTTTCTAATACTCTAACATTTTGGTCATTGTCAAAATAATCTCTTACAAATACATCGAATGTTCCATTATTAAATGAAATATTACCAATAGATAATTTTACGTATGTATTAGCAGAGTTACCATCAGAGATTAGAACAAATTTAAATAATTTGAAAACTTTACTACCGCGAAGTTCAGAAACTAAGAAAGGTGTCTCAGGTGTTTGGTATTGTTCTAAGTAGAAACCGATACTATCAGCATTACCTGACCTTGCACCTGGTAATTCAACTAAATCACAATATAAACCTCTAATTTGACCTGCTCTATAACCTGTTTGTAATAATGCAGAATAAGTCTCTTCAACAAATAAAGGAACTTCATTTCTTGCTTTACCAAAGTTAGATGCTCCAAATACATTTCTTAAATAGTTTTTGTTTGTACTTAACATCGATGTTTCAAAACTAAAGTTATCACCATCATAAGTAACACCCGAAATTTGGAATGTTGAATATGGATTTTTAGTTACCGCCGAGTATGCACCTGTACAAATCATAGCAACATCTGTAGTTCCCGTAACCTCATAGAAAGGTCCTGCATTAGTTGAAGTATATGTTGAAATACCTCTTGACCTTAATGTTGCAACAACCAAATCATCATAAGTTGAATATGGTGCTCCTGAATAAGATGTAGTAAAGAATGCCACAGTCCCTGAATATACACCCGTTGTTGGTGTTGTAGAAATACCTGAAAGTGCGGCGCCCATACTTTGTCCGAAATACGTATTTACATCATTTGAGCCTTGGTAGTAATTAAATAATCCATAATACCATGGGTCATTAGTTGATGCTGAAAAATTATTAGAAGCTTGGTTTACATTTGGAACTCCGAACATTTCGGTAGAACCTGTAATAGTATTCAATGAAGTAACACCTGTAGTACTTGTCAAAGTTGATGCACTTGATGAACCCCACAAAATTGCAGTACTACCTGATGTTGAGGAACTTGTAGCAAACAAATACATTTGATTTGTTAAATAAGTTGTTAAATCTTCAGCAATTGAAGAAGTAGCTCCATTAAACTCAGTGTAAGAGTTATAAAAATTTCCATTTACGTTAATTGACGATGGGACTGATGTGTATGTTACAGTTCCACCAGTTGTTCCTGTGAATGTTACTGCAACAGGACCAGTTGTTCCTGTTACTTGTATTGTGGATGGGTCAACATTACCAATAGTTACGATAGACCATGACGGACCTGCATCATATCCTGATAAACCTAAAACTCTCGTTACAAATAGTTGGTTTGATTGTGATAGGTAAGATTTAGAGATATAAGCCAATTCGTATTTTGGTATTTGTGTATTAACAAATTTTTCAGGACTTGTTCCTCCAAAATAAGTTTGGAACTCGTCAAAATTTGTTATAAAGATTGGTTCAAAAGCCGGTCCTTGTAGTGTTTCACCTACAACACCTAAAGTGGTTACACCCACACTTTGAGCCACAAACGTTAAGTCTCTTTCCGATGTGTACACACCAGGAGAAACAAAAACCTTATTTGATGATGCCATGTTAATAAAAGTATTTTAAATTTATTTTTTATATATAAATACATCGTCAAATAACAAAAAACTTTACATTCTTATAATATTTATTAGGGAGTAAGAATAAATTCTGCCTTTTTTCTACCTGCTATGAAAAAACCCGTTAAGAAAATAAAAAACCTAAAAATTGATGCCGAAATACACAATCAATTAAAAAAATACTGCGATAAAAACGGTTTGAAAATTTACAAGTTTTTGGAAAAATTAATTATGGAAAATTGTAAAGAAACTAAAGATATCTACGGTGAATAATCAAACTAAATAAGATACTGTTTTAATTTTACTTTCAGCTAATAAGTTTGCCTTTGTTACAGTAATTAAAAATGTATCTCCATCATTAATTTGAATGGTGGTTAAATCAGTTCCTACATAATTTGAATTTATGAACACATCATAAGAACTCACGTTTTCTAATTCGGTCACTTTCAAGTCAACAGTATATCTAAAAACTTCAGATAATTGGTTATTACCTGCGACAAATAATAAATCCAAATCAAAGTTATCGGGTCTTGATGGTTCTAATTTCACTCTTCTTGACGTATTTCTTGTTTCAGTTTCAAATAAAGAAACTTGTCTAGTAACTGCAGGTGATACCTTGAATTCTGCCTCATCAATTAGAAGACCTTTCATTATAAAAGTATAGTTTGCAATATAATATTTTCTTTTTTCTATTTCTTTTACTGATTCATCCGCAACCCCCTCCATAATAATTGGAATATAGTGACCTTTAATTTGGGTGTATGCCTGTTTTGATGTAAACGTTTGCATAACAATTTTATTAAACTCATTAAGTTCACGCATTCTATTACAGAATAACTTTACATTATATGTAATGTCAACAGGTATTGGTTGAGGTATTGTATAAACATCTGCACCCTTTCTTTGACCATCCCAAGTTGGAACGGTATAATAAAAGAATTGTCTTCTGTTAGGTATATTAGCTGCACCTCCTTGAAATGTTCCATACTTAACCTCAGGGGTTCTTACTGTTGCTATAAATGGTAGTGAAATGTTCTTATCTAAATCTTGGAAGTTCCATGTCTCTGTGAATTGAGACCAGTTCTGAGTCGTTATAATTTTATCTACAGTAGGTACAGGTTTTTCAGTCACCACTAATTTTAGTTGTTCTTTTACAAAATCTAACATCCCTAAATCTAAGTCGGCATGTAAAACACCTTTTGGTAAAAAAGTTCCTTGGTCGGTTATATCATCCAACATTTCTTGTCTTCTTTCGCGACCAACCTTTTCAGGTATTAATGGTAAATGTTTTTTTAATTTACTTGGTAATGCCATTATTATATTCCTCTAAATTCGTTATCAGTAACAGGTGCGGCTTTAATAGAACGATAAAATGGTTTATAACCACCATACGTGTGTTTATTATCTGAAAATACACGACCGTCATCAACCACACTATAATATCTAACTCTTGTTTCCGTTTCATAGTATCCGATATAATCCCCATAGTTTATATCGATACCCAACTCCTCTAATTGTTTTTGGTAAACACCAACCTTTAAATTACCCGGCTCGGACTGAGTTAATCTAGATGCACCATAATCAACATTAGAAGGAGCCTCAATCTGTACATACCCTTTAAATTCAACAGGTGGTAAAAATTGTATCCCATCTTCTAAAGTTTCACCATAAACATCATCATTCACAGTTCTTTGTCTATCAACACGATATAAAACAAGAGTGAAATTCATATCACCCCCAAGCCATTCATCGCCCATAGAAATTTCTAAATTGAAATCTTCTTCGGCAAAAAACTTATTTAATCTTGTTATTGGAACTCTACTATCCGCCATACCTATAAATACTTTAATTGATTTTTTATGGTTGTTTCTTATATTTTATTATATTATGGAAGATTTTGTGCCAAAAACACCCGAATCGAAAGCCCTTTTAATTTTAGACGATTATGAAGGGTCAAATAATTATATCCTTAATTTAAAACACAAAAAACAAAATAGTAAGTCTTTTGTACCTACAAGACCTCAAGCCGATTACATCAATAATTATCACATAATACAACCAAAAGTTGCAAAAAAATGGGTCAAATTAGATTCATATTTTGGTAAAAAACTGATGGAAGATAAGATGTTCACCAAGGAACCTTCAGAAATTTATGTTGAGAAGTTGTTAGTAGAAAAAGATAAAGCTTATCATATTTGGGGTAAAATCTTTTCAGGTGAAACTTTACATGATTTTTGGATGCCGAAATCGGCATTACTAAAAGATAATGAAGTTAAAAACATTTCAATTGATTACAACAAATACACCCATAGACCACCTATGGAACATCAAAAAGAAGCCATCGAAAAACTTGTAAGAAACAAAAAGTTTATATTGGCTGACGATATGGGACTTGGTAAAACAACATCTACCATTATTGCCGCTTTAGAAACGGGGGCTAAGAAAGTTTTGATTGTATGTCCCGCATCTTTAAAGATAAATTGGCAAAGAGAGATTGCAAATTATTCAGATAGAACCGTATATATTGCAGAAGGTAAGAAATTTTCAGATGAACATGATTTTGTTATTGTGAACTATGATATCTTAAAAAATTTCCACGACACTAAAGAAAAGGAAAAATCAGAAATAATGAAGATTAATTTTGATTTAGTTATTATGGATGAAGCTCACATGATTTCTAATCCACAAGCACAAAGAACAAAAATTGCCAACGACATTGCAAGTAAATCAAATAGAGTTTGGTTGTTATCAGGAACACCTATGACATCGCGACCTATGAATTATTATAATTTATTAAACCTTGTTGATAGTCCTGTAGCAATGAATTGGATGGCTTATGCTAAAAGATATTGTAACGGATTCCAATTTAGTGTTGGAAAAAGAAAAGTATGGAATGTTACGGGAGCATCTAATCTAGAAGAATTAAGAGAAAGAACCTCAACACACATCTTAAGAAGGTTAAAAGAAGACGTTTTAGATTTACCTGAAAAAATTATCACTCCTGTATATTTGAGACTCAAATCAAAAGATTACGAAGAGTTAATGGGTGAGTATTTCAATTGGTACGACCAAAATCCTGAAGAGTCTTCATCACTTACAATTCAGTTTTCAAAATTGATGAAAGTAAGGAAAGTTATTGCACAAGAAAAAATTAATAACACAATTGAGTTAGCGGAAAACATTATAGAACAAGGTAAGAAGGTTATTATATTTACAAACTTTACCGACACACTAAATCAAATCTATAACCACTTTGGTAAGTCTGCAGTTTATTTGGATGGTAGTTGTTCTAAGTTCCACAGACAAAATGCCGTTGATGAGTTTCAAACAAATGATAAAATCAAAGTATTTGTCGGAAACTTGAAAGCAGCGGGTGTTGGTATTACTTTAACCTCGGCTGAAGCCGTAATCATGAATGATTTATCTTTTGTACCTGCGGAACATTCACAAGCGGAAGACAGGTCACACCGTATTGGTCAAAAAAATTCAACATCAGTATATTACCCCCTATTTGAAAATAGCATCGAAGGTGCAATTTACGACATCTTAAATAGAAAGAAAAAAATCATATCAACGGTAATGGGAGATGATACATTTGACGAAGCATCAATAATTGAAGAAATGTTAAATATGATTTCTAAAAACCGATGATATTTATATATCATGGACGTAAATGTTGAATATATTGGAATTGAGCCAAGTAAAGAAGATAAAGTTTTAATCAATGATTTTATTTCACAACTTAAAAAGAATTACCCATTAAAGGATAATTTGGATATTGTATTTCAAAATAAAAGAACCGGCGAAATGACTACAGGTTCAAGAACCGATAAAAACAAACTTAAAATTTTAGTAAAAGATAGATTGAATCGTGATGTGTTAAGAACATTGGCTCACGAATGGTCACACGAATACCAACGAACCGTTTTGAAAAGAAAAAAAGGAAAAGATATTGGTGGAAAAAACGAGGATGAAGCAAGTTCACAAGCATCCCAAGAAATCAAAAAGTTTGAAAAAAATAATAAGGATATGGAAAAAGTTATCTATAAATCTTTTTCAGAGCAAATTGAAAAAATTGAAACATTATTAGAAATCGAATCTTCAAAAAAAGAATTATTAATTTCCGAAATAAAAAAGGTTAGTGTTGATAGACTTCCATATGACTATAACTCTTTAGAAAAATTTATTGACGGTGAGACAATGAATACCCACTACAATAAACACTACAAGGGTTATGTTGAAAAACTCAATGTTGAATTAGAAAAAATTAAAGGTAAGGATTTAGACCTTGAGGAAATAATAGAAAAGATTTCAAAATTTAATAACGTAGTTAAAAATAATGGTGGTGGTGCCTTTAACCACGCTTTATTTTGGAAAATGTTGTCACCAAAAAAACAAGAAATTTCC